GAGAGCATTGTCAAACACAACAAATCTCAGTACCGCATTGAAGTCGTGGATGGCTTGACAGGTCTTGCAGATAAGTTAGGTGGCTGGGATAAGTTGCCTGCAAAATACCAGAATCCACTCGTCACTCTTGAACCGGCTGACTTGTGCTGGATTCGGGCAGCTCTGTTATCCAAATATGGCGGTCTCTGGGTTGCTCCTGCAACAATCTGTCTGGCACCCTTTGGCCACTTACCTCAGAAGCCAGTATTCTTCGGAACGGATCCAGATGAATCCTTTGCCGGAACAGCCGGAACAGCTGTTCCGAACTTTCAGGTAGCCTGGGCTCCTTCTCCCAATAATCCCTTATGGGCCGGATGGGAAGCCAAATCTAGACAGCGCCTCAGCGCCTCTGGAGGTGGCGATACAGCAAGGAATGACCATAAATGGGAGTTCCTTGCGGTAACAGCACTCTATCCTGACATAGAAGTGCGGCCGAATGTAGAAGTCAGTCGCAAAGGTGCAGCAGGACGTCGCATACAAATTGAAGATATTCTTGCTGCAGGTCAGGATGGTGATTGGCCGTTTGAAGTGTATCCTACGTCGCAGTATGTGCCGCTACCGTGGCCTGAGTTAAGGGATCGCCGCGTCTTTGGCTGGTTCTTACGGATGTCTGAAGATCAGATTAAGGAGAGTGATCTGGTGATCCGTGATCTATTCAATCTCGCAGGCGTTTAACTTTTTACAAAAACATAACCACAGGACTGTTTTTTACAAAAACATGACACAAATATCTTGATCCATTGCCACTGTACGAGGTGTCGCAGGATGTATTTGATACACCGTGCGCTTCCTCCCCATATAATTCCGCTCATAACTCTGCAGCTTGAAGCCGTGATGCGGCAAGACGTGCTTTATAATCGTTATGACTCGGCGACCATCTAACGAATTAAAATACCTCTTGGCCTTGCACGGCAAGTAGTACGGTTCTAGCATCGGTGCCCACTTATCAAGTGTCTCTAGCTTGAGCTCCTCCATCGCAAAGGGCTTCGAGTCCTGCAGACCGGTGAAGCCTAATTCTGTAAGCATTAGCACAACTACGTCATATGCTGGGATTTCACGGAACAACTTGCTCATCCCTTTACCTTGAAGAATAAATTGTTTTTAGACGAGAATACCTTGTCTACAATAGAATGAATGAATCTATTGATTCGATTCAAACATCGATAGCATTAGGACTTTTTAATACAAAACAACAAGCAATAAATGCACATAAGAAAGCGAAACGAGTATTATTTCCACTCGAGTATAGCAATAATTTTCTAGATAACTTTCGATCAGTACGGCTATCAAGTGTACCTTATCCTACTAAAGATAGACAGAGAGGTCAAGCCGATCTTGATTCTGTAGAGTTTCATCGTCGTAAACTACGAGAAACAGGAACAACTGAACCTATATGGATTGCCCAAAAAGGCAACTTGCACATACTGTTAGATGGCGCTCATCGACTTGCTGCGGCCGCACGAGAGAATATAAAACAACTTCCTGCATATATTGTTACTGTAAAGGTCTAACTGACCAAGGCTTAACTTCATCACACGCAGCCATAAGATCTAAAATAGATGATCTTGACTGGCTATGATAAATCCAACTCTGAATCAAGAATTGCTGAATATTATACCAAGCACGATGGTCTATAATATTCATTATGACTACAGAGTGTTCCAATTCAAATAGAATGTCCTCAAATGAATATCCTAGTTCCCAAATCTTATACATCTGTTTCTGCGCCTCATCCCATTTGCAGTTCGTGAGCATTGTAAAGAGATCTCGCATCTGTGTCCAGATATGAGGATCAAAAGATTTTCTAATGTAATCTGCATCTAAAATAGCCCAACCCTCTACTTTTTTAAGAGCAAAGAGCATACGTACAATACTTTGAAATTTCATTATCGAACACATTGAGATTGTACTTAATTCATTATAGGCTTCGCTTGTATAAGATCCATCTGGAAATCCTTCACGTCTTAGAATCTCAACAAATGTATCATAGCTTGTTGTTAAATCAACTAAGATAATATGGCATCGACTTTGCAACGGTGAAATTAGCGCCTCCTGATTTTGACTGATAAAGAGGAATCGTGTTATATGATCAAATGTTTCCATTGGGCGACGAAGTGCCTGTTGACTAATAGCTGGTAGTGTATCACAGTCATCAATCAGAATCCAGCGATAGACACCCTTTCGCGGTGCTGTCCAGCGAACGTGATCATTTAGAATCTGACGAAACGTGTGAATTCCACGATCTTGGTGGCTTGAGATTTCCACCCAATACTCTTTTTGTTCCTTCTTTGAGACGTTGTGATGAGTAAAGTATGCAGTCAAAAAATCACGAGCAATCGTGGACTTTCCAGTTCCAGGAAAACCGACAAGAAATATATGAGGAGGGTTCTCAATACAGGATTCTAGTTGCTTTGTGATTGATTCCATTCCGAATAGCTCAGTATTAATTTTAATTGCCTTCGTCTCGGTAGACATCTGGAGTTTTACTGAGGAAAATCTTAGATGGGCATTACGCGTTCAGGTGGTGTGCCTAAACACTACACTTGATTAGTTCAGAAGTGGGAATGAATCCATACGATGTACTTGGTGTTCCTAGAGATGCAGACACACCTGCTATCAAATCAGCATACAAAGACTTAGCAAAACAGCATCATCCTGACAAGGGCGGTGATCCTGAAAAGTTTAAGGAATTAAGTGGCGCCTATGAGATTCTAAGCGATGAAGGTAAACGTAGACATTATGATATGACAGGGTCAACATCAGATCAGCCTGAGAATCCTTTCGGACACGGTGGATCTCCATTCGGTGATAATGGTGGATTTGGTGTTCCAGATTTCATTCAGCACATGTTTGGTGGTGGTATGTTTGGAGGTATGGGTGGCGGAATGGGAGGGCCTGGAGGTATGGGTGGCCCTGGAGGTAATCCAAATCGCAAGAAGGAAGGGAAAGCACCTGGAAAGACACAAGAAGTGCCTCTTCGTTTAGCAGATTATTACTATGGTCGCTCACTAACCATTAAGCTGGGACGTCAATCATTCTGTAAGACATGTAAGGGTTCGGGTGCTTCTTCTATGCGCAACTGTGATCCGTGTGGTGGATCAGGTATTCTAAGGCAGGTTGTGATGATGGGTCCGATGCAGATGATTAATCAGGGACCTTGCGGACACTGCCAAGGAAAGGGTCAACAGATGAGTGGCTCGTGCGGCGACTGTTCGGGCCGTGGATTCATTCCTGAGGAGAAGACACTTGAAATTAAGATTGAGCCTGGAATGATGTCAGGGAATACGATTGTTTTTGCAGGAATGTGCTCAGATCACTCTGGATATACTGAGGCTGGTGATGTAGTTGTTATGCTTCGTGAAGCTGATGAAGAGGATCTGCTTCAGAAGTGGAAGCGTGAGGGAAATCGGCTCACGACATCTATTGTAATCTCTTTGACAGAATCACTTCTTGGAACTGTAAGACTCTTACAGGGACATCCTGGATTTCCCTCTGGGGTACCTATTGAGATCCCTGCGGGAGTGCAGAATATGTGGACTACGACGGTACCAGGCTTGGGTATGCCGATACGAGGAACACCCAAGTTTGGAGATGCAAATATAACAGTTGGTGTTATGCCAACACAAGAAGAGCTAGCCACGCTACGCTCTCAGAATTTCTTACTCAAGTCGATGTTTACTGCACTACCCGAAGCGCCGAAGACCTCTGAAACGGTTCGGGTTGCGTCTTTTTCTTAGCTTATTGCTTGGGGGCAAAGGAGCTAGGGTCAGACGCAAGAGACCACTCGTAGTTCAGCTGAGCCTGCTTCTCAAGTCCGGGAGGCAGGAGCATCGCTGAATTCGTGACAACAGGGGCACCCATAAAGAGCTCAGCGCCGCCCATCTGTCTGCGGTTGCGATTGCTGCGGTTCTTGCGATTACGGTTGCTACGGTTGCTACGGTTCTTGCGATTCGTCTTGCGATTATTACGATTCTTGCGATACATCTTACGGTTGCGATTGCTGCGGCGACGACCACCCGCCTGGTCCTTCATACCCTGGATAGCAGCAATGGCTTGGTTGAGCGGGCCGATACGTGCGGCAGCATTCAGATCAGAGGGAAGCGTGCTCGCAACAACGCTGTCGGGATATGATCCAAGGCCGCCACCAACGAGCTGAATACCAGCACCACCTGTCTGCGCCGGTGCCGTATTGGTGACAATCACCGGGGCAGGCGACATATTAGTCTCAGCACCGCCGTGCTGATCTCTGTGGATGCCCGCAAACTGCTCACCCTGCGCGAAAGAATCCTTCTGGGACATCGCCATACTGGTGTCAGAAACTGACGCCGGATCGCCGCCCCACATGCAGCGGTTCTTGCGGCTTCCCTTGCGGTTCTTACGATTGCTGCGATTGCGGTTCTTACGGTTTGTCTTGCGAGTAGCCATTCTAGTTGATTGCGTGAAAAAAGATACGCATCTAATAGTAAAAAATGACAACAGAACCGGACTGGTCTAAGAAAATCTCAAACTCCAACATTTGTAATTGGTTTTTTGCATTTGCGATTGTAAATGCAGTTCTTGCCGTAGTTGGCATTCTTGGAATGGTCGCCTATGGATTTGGAGCGAAAAATCCTTCAAGTCTAACACTACTTTTGACAGCCTTTCCTACTCTTATCTCAACCGTTCACTTCTTTTTCTGGTATTTGCTCTGTAGTAGGGCATTAGATGTCTAATCCCGGATAAGGCATACCTGATTCTGCCTTGCAAATGCCTTCTCAATTGTCATAATTTCCTTTTCTTCAGTCTCTGATACTGTAAAACGCTGCGTCTGTTCAACTTCTAGGAGCACAGGCGTGATGGTATCAGGAGCGACTAAATAGATCTTCTTTTCCGGTGATCGTTTCGCAATGCGTTCAGCCATTTCCTTGTACCGTTGACTCTTTGGTCCTTGAAACACAAGGAGCGCCCCGCTTTCCTTTTCAATTCGAGCATCCCGATGGTATCCGGCTGTACGACCCTTTCCAACCCAATCAGGCTTAATAGCCTCTGTAGGGATTTTCTGACGTAGAGCCCAGCTTTCGATATATGCGCTCGATACCGGCTCCGATGGATATAGAATGCGTTCAATCTTTGAATCAAGATCATCCAAGATGGGATTCAAAATCTCATCTTGCAAAATCTGCTTTGAAATCGCATTGCGAGCACCGAGGACACCGAGAGTAGTCATTGTAGCTGCTGCAAGGTATAAACGGCATTCAAATTTTTACTTACTCGTCCTTCAGACTAGATGCCTGGATCTTGCGCTTCTGAACTGAGCCGCTGACGATGTAGATCGAGTTCTCCGTCATAATGATGAAGTCATCGCCGGCCTTGTAGATCTTCTGGATGTGGCTCGTGTACTCCTCGGAGTTCTTCACGAGCATCTTTTCCTTGCTGACAGCATCCTCGCCGAGGAATGCCTTGCCGTCAGTTGAATCCAAAAAATAGTCGAGATTGATCGGCATATCCTTCTGGATAGCGAGCTTGGCCGCACTTACGAGTGTAGCCGTAGAAGGAATTCTCTCCTGCGATCCGCCAGTCGTGATTGCCGTAGAAGTTGAAGGCGTAGAGGCATTAGGTCCGGAAGGCGCTGACATTGTCTGCCGTACATTTGGAAAACGAGTGGAGAGAGATTACGCAACCGCAACTTGGCTAGGCAGTTGTAGCTTGCGGGACAAACAGAATCTCCTTCTCGTGCGTCTGTAGGATCTCATTAAAGAACTCGTAGGCCTCATTGATCTGATCCATTTCACGCGCGCCGGTGATGATAATCTTTCCACTGCTAAATGGACTAATCGTAATACGCTTGCATTGACCATCACCATCACCGGATCCCTGACCCGTACAGCTGCTCTTACAATTGCAGATTCCTGGCCTCAGCATATCACCCTTCTTGTTATAGTAGTACTTGGTATTGACACCCTGATAGATTGTGCTCTCGTGGCTACTGAAGAGATTGTAAGTGTTGCTTAGAATCTTATGGAGCTTCTCCTGGTAAATCTGGCGATTAATGCTATAGTCGCTATTAATGAGCTGTACACGATACTTGGTCATTCCTGCTGACAATCCTCCTTCAGCAAACACCTGAGGATCCTTAGCCTTGATCTCGGCAAGAACATACTGAATGGTTGCCTGACTGAACTCCGTACTAGGAACACCCGTCATCTGAATGCCTCCATTTGCAAAGAGCTTGATATTCACTTCTTTCCACCCGCGCTCTTCAGAAACCTTCTTTCGGACTACAAGTGTTGCCTGATTGAAGAATGTCTTCTCTGTCACCTTGCGCTTTGTCAGAATATCACGCGTAGAGGAGCCAATCACCTTCTTCTCGTATTCCATCTTTAGAAACCCTTCTCCTGGATATCCGAATGGAATCGCCCAGATGGGAAAGGAATCAAATAGACGCTGAAGGTTGATTCCACATCCTGCGTGGCACGTAGTCACCATTGTAGAAATTCGCAGAGGTGAAATTGTTAATTCAGACGCCATTTTATACCGTGGTTTAGGCTGGCTGGCCATTCATTTTTTGAACCGTGGCATTCATAAAGCCACTCCAAATATTTTCCATTGTATCAATTGCAGACTCTTTTGTTATCCAGGGAGACAAATTCGGATCACATAATTCAATCCACTTTTTCCATAAGTTAAATGCTGTATTTGTTACGAGTGAAAGAGTAAGCATATGACATCCAAATGTTTGTAGAGACATTTCATTATAACACTCTTCCCAAAATGCTTTACGTTGGCTTGGATGAAGCGTCATAAGACTACAGAGCCATTTTGTTGCTTTTTGTGTATCTTTCGGATTCAGTAAGAAGAATCTGAAATCACTTCTACGTAGCCTTACATCAAATTTACCTGGAGAAAGTGTATCTGGTTTTACAACTGATAGGCGTTTTCTTAATACAATTTCTGATAATGGATCAAATCGAAGAATAAAAAAGCGCGTTCTTAACGACGGATGAATCTTACAAAGTGAATTACATAGGAAAAAGACTAAAATTTCTGTAGTGGGCTTTTCTAACAATGGCCTGAGCGCAAGCTGAGCTGGTTCAGTTAATGTTTCAACCTCATCAAAAATGATTACCTTTGGTTTATCTGAATAGCCGAATAAACCACTACCTGCAGATTCTGCAAAAGGATAGACCTTGGACCGAATGGCTTCGAGGCTTCTCTCGTCGCTGGCATTAAGAAAGAGTGCGCGGCCGACACGTTCAAGAGGTGTCTTGTAGAATTGACTCACAATGTTCCAGGCAGCTGTTGTTTTACCGCAGCCTGGAGGGCCTACAAAAATACAGTGCTGAAATGAGCTAGTATTTTGTATCATTGCATCAAGACAACGTTCAACTCTGGATTTTTCTTCTATCTCCGAAGTCATCTATATGCTTGTTCACTTGTCTGCGTTAAGTGCTTTTATTTGTTCTGAACCTAAACGTGAAGCGACTGATTTTCTTCTAGAAATGCCCAAGGCTGCTACCAGTAAGACTGCTAAATCGAAGAAGGCTAGTGTATCTGTTCCTGAGGTTGTTCCTGCTGTCGAGCCTGTGGTTGAGGTCGAGCCTGTGGTTGAGGTCGAGCCTGTGGTCGAGCCTGAGCCTGTGGTCGAGCCTGAGCCTGTTGTAGCTGCAAAGGTCAAGAAGACTCCTGGTGCTAAGCGTGTTCCTAAAAACAAGCAAATTTCAGTTGTTGCAACTGTGTCAGCAAACGGAGATATTCAGGGCTCGTTTAGTCCCGAGCCGCGCAGGCCTCTCATTGCACACCTACCATTCCGCACATCAGAAGTACAATTCCAGGATGGGCCTTTAATCTATGACCCACGTCCCCCTGTTGTTCCGCAGCCCTATGACGCCAATGAGGATGATCTCTTTCAGAGCGGCGTTGAACATCTGGCTGCATTTGATGATGATGCCAAGACATCAGTCTCAATTCAGGACTCTGCAAACCAGACGCCCTCAGTTGTAATCAAGGAACCTGTAGTTGAGCAGGCGCCTATCAAGGCCTTCAAGACTCTTGATATGATGATTGAGTACAAGGTAGCAAATGAAACACAGACACTTCCAGAATCTGTATGTGCTGCCTGCTTTTGGTGTGCAGGTACATTTGAAGGTCGCCCAGTTGTTCTGCCGACAAAGGAGGAGTATGGCGTGTACACGGTCTATGGCAATTTCTGCACAGTTCCTTGTTCTCTATCCTATCTTTTGAATGAGCAGGTGGATCCACAGGTCCGCTGGGAGCGTCAGGCTTTGATGCACAGGATGTATAAGCAGTCTGAACCAATTCAACCTGCACCTCCTCGTGAGAGCCTACGCTTCTTTGGTGGTGCTTTAACGCACGATCAGTTTCGTTCAATTATTGAGAAGCGTCAGATTCGCATCGATAGTCATCTACCACCAGTGATCAGTATTCTGGCAACTCTTGATACGAAGCCGATTGACTTCTATGAGACATCGCTGCGCAATACAACGGCTACAGGCGCCGGCTTAGAAATCACAAAGCCTATGGAAGCTGGGCTCCGTTTGAAGCGCTCCAAGCCTCTGAAGGATAAGGAAAGTACATTGGATGCAGTTATGAATTTACAGGTACGGGCAAAAAATTGAGTGGCTGCCGGTCAAATGAAACTACTATAGAATGTATTCCGCTCTGAGAAATGCACAGAGTGAAATGAACAATATGCTCTTGAAGTTCGGCGAGGAAGTAATTGCAAAGAGCGCTCCGTCTGAGACTACGCGATCGATTGATCCTGGTATTCTTCAGCAGCGGGATCAGGATGCACTTGAGTCGATTCAGTCATCAATGGATGCACAGTTTACGGCGCTTGCGTCAATGATCGAGCGTCTGAATGGAACGATGTCAAAGATTGTTAGCTTGCTCGAGAAGCAGTCTGAAAGCAAGGATAAGGGAATTGTCGTCTCAATGGATCAGACAATTCCCAATCTGCAGCAGTACAGTCAGCCGCAGGATCTTCGCACAATCAGGGTCGAGCACACTGCATCTGCTGTGGTACTTCCTTCTATGGTACTTCCTCCTGTGGTGCTCCCTGCAGCTGTAGTTGCGCCTACTGCTGCTTCACTTCCTACATTTAATGATGAGGAGGAAGAGGTTGAGGAGGAGGTTGAGGTTGAGGAGGAGGTCGAGGTCGAGGAGGAAGAGGTTGAAGTTGAGGTTGAGGAAGAAGAGGAAGCCGTTGAGGAGTGGACCTATAAGGGTCGCTCCTATTTCAAGAGTACTGATCACAAGGTCTATGCAGTAGATTCCGATGGTGATCCTGGCGAGCTACTCGGTATTTACGATCCTGTAAAGAATCTTGTAAGGAAGGCATAAAAAATTACCTAAACTAGATGCATCTTTGCCACACTGCACTTTTATCATTTGCGTTTACAATTGTACTAACAGGATTTGAATTAGCGTATAAAAACTATACTGCATCTTTTATTCATTTTAGTTTAGGATCTATAATATCTATATTCTTTTTTGCTCTCTGCCATATGGGTAAAGAAGTTGTTAACTGGTTCTTTATAACTATTTTTATCATTATTAGTCTATCGAGCTGGCTAATTTATACGGCTCAAACAATACAAAACAATCAAATTGACATCTATAATCGATCTCAATGTAATGAACTCGTTACTACAATCACACCTCCGCCTACACCTACACCTACACCTACACCTACACCTACACCTACACCACCTCCTAGCTGCAAAGCCCCTCCAGTAAAAAAATGCTGTAAGCCCTGCTGCTAGTCGGTCTAATGCGGATTCTATATTTCTATACAGGTATCTATGAAAGTAGATAAAATGTATGGCCTACTTTTGAATTGGGTCCCTTGGATTTACAATCGTATCCTCTACGGTTCAGATAAGGGATATAGGGTAATAACAAATATCTACAGAACAGCTACGACACCGATTGAATACTACTTTGTTCTACAATCAAGAGTGCCCATAAGTTCATCAAGCTTTTCATTGGATTCAATCCCTGAAGAACACTACAAATGGACGGCAACACTTGGTCCTGCACGATTCATTCATCAAAAGGAGCCTACGGCCTCTATCTTCTTAAAAAACTGTTCGTGGCTAGGCCTCTCAATCACGCTACCTGAAACGGGTACGCTCGATCTGTCTGATTGGATCAGTGAAGTCAAGTATTCAGGCCCTCAAGAGCCAACCCCACTTGAGCTATTTACGCTTTGGTGTATTGATACGGGTAAGCCCTACTTTTTATATGTGAATGAAACGACAAAAGTTGATTTGATAGATGAACTTGGAGAGATCGTTGTTAGAAGGCTTATAGCCGAACCACCTTCTTTAGAACAGAATGCCGGTCAAGTTACTGGATCCTATACCGACAGGTCCTTGGACTCTCTATTTTCACCAAGCGGATGCTGAAAAGTGGACTCTTGATACGTTTCAGAAAGTGCATACCTGCACTACTTATGAAGATGTGTTAACTATTATTGAGGAAGTAGGTCAGAATCGTTTCAAGAATGGTCTTCCTTTTTTTATGCGTGGAGACATTTTGCCTCTGTGGGAGAATCATCAGAATATCCGTGGCGGCAGCTACAGTATGAAGGTACCTTCAGATATTGTTAAGGAAGTATTTACTACACAGATCCTTCACGCAATGTCAGGTGAAATTTTCAAGCACCCTGAGAATCAGTGTATGGGTGTGAGTATGAGCCCGAAGAAGGGAACCTTTAATATTCTCAAGATTTGGAATGCCAACGCTGAAAAATACGATTCTATTGAAGGTCTGAATTTCGTAGATTCACGTTGCAGTGAGTCTGAGGTACTCTATACTCCGCACGTACAGAAGCGTATGTAGATTTAGATGCAACACGGTTGTTTACACATTGGACAAAGACGATTGGATAATGGATTTGTAAGCCATTTTTCAATAGACTCCTTCTCAAAGACGTGGCCACAGGAGGATACTACAGAGGATAGTGTAATTGGCTCGAAACTAATCGAACAGGTATCACCGTTTTGAATTGCAGCATTAAGAATTAACTGTTTCACGTGCTTAGGAAGAAGGCAACTGATCGGAGAGTAAGACCTTTGAAAGAACTTTTTGAAAGGTAGAGTCTTTTCAGGATTCTCAAAACACAGAATTGGAAGAGCAGTAAACACACGCCCATCGGGGCGAAGAATACTTGCATTCAAGTCGGCGAATCTCCACGCGGCATCAAGAATCGTATCTCCATCCCACCAACGGATTAGTGTCTTTTCAAGCATCTTTGAAGTTGCGGGTATAGGATTAATACTTTGAACTGTGTGGAGTTCTGCAGGACTGATCTTATAATATCTAAGTACATCAGTCTTTATCTTTTTTGTGTAAAAGAGTTGGTACAGACCTTGCGACTTTTCAACAATGAAGAGTTGGGGCATTGACATTTCTTAGACTGTACAAAGTAAACGGTAGCCAAAAAAATGGAAGTACACTGTTCAATTTTTTTGACTTGTTGGCACTCTAAAGTGTGAAGGATCGACACTCCTTCTTACACACAGGACACTGTTTCTTTGATTTTTCATTTGCTAGCCAAGTAGCGATTGCATTCTTTTCAAAGAGATGAAAGCAAGATGTGATCGCACCGTTGGAAACATCAATCTCTTCTGTTGTTATGGGACACGTAGACCCTTGAATCGCTGCATCTCGTAGTAGTGCAAGGACTGCGTGAGTAGGAATTTCAATTGGCTTTACTTCAATCTTAACTCTGAGCTTATTTACATCTTCGCGAAGAGGTACCCAGGATGACTCGTGCTTAATAATATCTGAATCCAGAAAGGCAGCAGGAGTTACTGTTAGAACAGGATAGAACTCATTTTCATACCGTAGACACTCGCTTGTATACTTCCAACGACACTCGTGATCCGTCTGACCTCGAGGCTTTTTTAGCTTAACTGTGTGAACCCGATGATTACTTGCTGCTTCTGCATTCAGATTCACTCGAAGAAGAGGATAGAAGCGATTTCGATTTGGAAGCCGAGTAATTCGAAAGGATGTCTGGCCTTCAATTGCCTGTGAATTCAGTAAATAGAATCCGTTAACAAGTTGTCCATTCATTGAACGCATACTCCTGATACAAAATGTCGTTGGAATATTCGGGCCAACCACAGTTGGCTGATAGATCTCTTGGTCATTCTGAGATGGTTGTACTGCTACTTGCATTACTGGTGCTACAGGTTGTAGAGCAGGAAAACCAACCCCGATAGGTTCAAAATTCATCTTGATGTTGTGGTATTTATAAAATACGCAAATATCAATTTTTACACCTACTCCTTCTTGTTCTTGATAGGCGCCAGCACTAGCTTGACCTCACCTAGATTCGCAACCATATATCTTAAGATCAATGGATAATCGTTCTTCAGATAGAGCTCGATAGACGGGCATAGTGTCGTGCACTTGGTGAATAGAACCAAGTGCTTCAACTGGAAGATTCCCTGTACAATCTCATTGGTCGTCCCCTTTGTCTGAACCTTCATTGATGCCTGATTATCTGCGATGATCGTCTCCTGCTCTGCAAAGTCGCCGACACATCTGAAGATCAGATTGCTGCCACTGCTCGTAATCTCCATCTTTTCACCGAGTACATTCATATCGCGGCAGATCTTCTGGAAATCCGCACTGTGCATATGAATGATACTCGTGAAATTCAGACTAGGAATACTGATATCTTCGACATCTGTATCGAACAACTTCAGAAAGAAGTTTGTCACCTGCGACTTTTCCGTGTTCTCCATCCGAATACCGAGCTTATTCGGATTATTCGCCGGCAGATACAAAGTCAGACTGTCATTATTGCCCATCGTCTTAATGAGCTTGAAAAGGTAGATCATATTCACGCCGAGAACGTGCTTGACAGGGCAGTAGTACGTCTCAAACCGATCTGAGTGAAGTCTCAGATAGACGAGCACCGTGTGCGTCTCATCAACCGCTACGATCTTGATGCCCTGGCTGTCAAATTCCAGATTCGCCTCAGTAAGAATCTCTTTCAGCGCCTCAATCAACGTGCGAAAAGCACCTGATTGCACAGTTTTTACCTCAAAAAGGTTGCCATTCGAGTTTGGTGTAGCCTTGGCAACGACTGACATATTCTTCTTGTCCGTGGTGTTCTGTCTTTAGGCGAAATACCGCAAACTGCGTGCCGGGTAAGCCGACTCAGTAAAAATCACGTATGACATACTCAGCTATGATTCCCTGTTTTTTCAGATCCGAAAAGAGTTCGTGCAACCACGCTGTCATCCCTCTTTTATGTCTTGAACCTCCATAGAATTGGACTTCATATCGGCGATTAATCGCCTTTGGATTTGTTTCTTCAAAGAGATTTGATACCTTGAGCGTATTAGGTATATAGCCGTGGCGACTATAATACCAGCCATAAGGCAAGTCCTTATAGTCCCACGACTTGATTTGTTTACCTTGTTCAAATTGATAAAAAACGTAAAGTACACCTCGATCGGTCATTCTCTAACTTCTATCCATACTTGTCCTTTAATGGTCTAAACCCTCTGTTAAATCTACTGTCCAGATGGACTCTTTGGTCAATAATAAAGTGTTAGATACTCTTTATGGTATTATCCGTTCACCTGAACAACGCCTATTTGAACGCGCTCCAAAAATTCATCTTTTTATTACGCATTATAACACAATTCAATATCTACAGAAATGCTTGAATTCCGTTTTCGAGCAAACTTGTACAATACCCTTTCAGGCAACGCTGGTTGATGATGCAAGTCCAGATCCCTATACTACTGAATTTTTAGATGAGTGGCAAAAGAAAGAGCCTACTAGATTAGTGATCGTACGAAATAAGCAGCGTGTAGGCAAGGGTGCAAATCTATTTCGCTGTCTAGATGCAGCAGGATGTGATCCTGAAGATATTGTTTGCGTCCTAGATGGAGATGATTGGCTCGCGTCGCCATATTCTCTTCAGACTGTGATAGAACGCTACCAGAATACAAATTGCTGGGTCGCATACGGATCGTATCTACAGTCTAGCGGGCATACTGGATGCTGTACAGTTCCACTATCAGAAGCACACTTTACATCTGAAAAGGCGGGTCGTGGATTTCGTGAGTGCAGTTGGATTTTTAGTCATCTGTTTACTGCAAAGGCGTTTTTGTGGAATAAGCTGCCAAAAGATCTGAATATATTTAATGGTAAACAAACAATGTTTACTGCAGACCAGGTCTTTAATATTCCTCTTGCTGAAATGGCAGGATCAAATCGTCTTGAGTGTATTAATCAAGTGCTAATGATTTATAATAATGAAAATCCAATGAATGATTGTAAAATAGATTATAATGAACAGACATCCGTTGATATTCAGAATCGCCAACGCCCTGCTTTTAAGGCTCTTAAATCAAAGAAGCCTTATGATATTTCAATTGTGATTCCATGTAAGGGACGTAGACCGTTGCTTGAAACAACAATCAAAGTGTTGAAGCACGAGATAGCAAATACGAATCTGCGTGTTGCAATCACCTTGGTTGAACATACGGATAGTATTGAATTCAAGGAGTATGCATTTACTGAAGGCCTCGGATGGATTCATATTCCAATGACGGGTGGATCAGGATCCCCTCTAGGGCAATTTAATCGCGGCCTCTGTTTTGATATCGGTCATCTGTATGGTCCTCCTTGCAAGTATTATATGATGCACGACAGCGACTTGCTGGTCCCTGATAACTTTTTTAATAAAGTAAATGTGTATTTTAATCGTGGAACCATTGCTCTTCAGCCTTATTCAGATCGCTTTGTCTGGCAAACGAATCAAGAATTTAGCGAGAAGCTACAGACCGATCTGTCCATTTTTTATGCTGGCGTGGATGAACAGAGTGTATGTACACGAAGTGTGCCTGGTGCAAAAGGGGGCAGTTTTATTCTTAAGTCTGACCTCTTTACAAATGTGGGCGGCTACGACCCCCAAGTCTTTTGGGGATATGCTCCAGAAGATCAACTCTTTTGGTTGAAGGTAGAATCGATCACTTCAGTTGACTATGCTGATACACCGCGGATACCAATGCTTCACTTATGGCATCCAAATGCTGCAACAAAAAATCCCTTGCTTGCTGAAATGGATATGTTAAATATGTATATTAAACAGCAGTATAGTTCAGAACTAAAGCCTTATATTCAAGCAAAGTCTATGCAGTACACAAGGGCATTTGAAAATATACAAACGAGTGCATTCAAATCCTAGAATTGCTAGTCTAAATACTTATCTGCATTAAAATATAAATGGATTTTTTAGTCGACATTGATAAATTAGATATACTCTATACTATAATAAATAACAAGGATGAACAAGTTATACTAGAACCATTTGAACTAGAGAAGCCATACGATATCTTATTAGTAATACCTTGTAAGGGTCGCCGAGTATTGCTAGAAACTACTGTAAAGGTATTGAAAACAGAGATAGCGAAAACGACTCTAGAGATTGCGATTGTGATTGTAGAACATAGTGAGGTACCTGAATTCAAAGACTATTCTAAAAAAGAAGGGTTTGGTTGGATTCATATTCCAATCTTTGGTGGTCTTGGCTTTCCTCTTGGGCAATTCAATCGTAGTCTATGTTTTGATATTGGATTTCTTTATGGTCCTCCTTGTAAGTATTATATGATGCACGATAATGACTTGCTTGTTCCTGATCATTTCTTTGATAAAGTAAAGACCTATCTTGATCGTGGTTCAGTGGCATTACAGCCTTATTCAGATCGATTTGTTTGGCAAACAAGCAAGGAATTTAGCGAAACGATTCAGGCAGATCTATCCATATTTTACGCGGGTCTTGATGAAACAATAGTCTGTACACCCAATGGATATGGTGGAAAGGGCAGTAGTATCCTAGTAAAAAGTGAGTTATATGTGCAAGTAGGTGGATATGACCCTCATTTATTTTGGGGATATGCACCTGAGGATCAGTTTTTTTGGACTAAACTTGAATGTATGACTTCAATTGAAACTGCAGAAAATCCTAGGATTCCTTTTATACATTTATGGCATCCAAATGCAGGATCAACTAATCCTTTACTTAATAAAATGGAGGGTTTTATTGAAGTTATTAAAACACTATCTTCTTCTGAAGTAGTAGCATACATTCAGAAAAAGTCAGATCATTTTAGAATGTTATTTGAAAAGACTAACTGATTTATTATTTTTTATGTATAATAAACTGTGTTTGTTCAATTGTAAATTCATAATTCAATATAGCTTTAGCCTTAACTACAGCTGTATAGGTTCCATACTTACCCCAACAGACTGGATAATCACCTCTCATAATATTTCCATCTGCATCGTGTTCATTTAGATCAGTACTATATACATCATCGCCACAAAGATATCCACCTTTTTTTACTTTTGGATACCAAACAAGAATATCTAGTAAAACAGATTGGAACTCGTGATTACCATCAATGTATACGAAATCCAAACTTTCATCTTTAAATTGTAATGCTGCATCATTTGATGTTTTTCGTATAAATTCGACCCTGTCTCCAAATTCTAAAAATCGTCTACAGACTCCATTATATTTATCATTAAATTGTTCTTGTGTTAATGAATTTATAGCATCAGGGTAAATTGAATCATCAAAATGTTTATAAGGATCAACACAATATAATTTTGAACATTCGGTTTGGGTTAGTAATTCATATGCAAAGTTTCCTTCCCAAGTACCAACTTCTACAAAAATACCATTCATTGATATTGCTTTCGTCAAGGAAGGCTTCTGAATTGCGTGCATACTACAGTTAGACCTACATACTTTAGACTTCCACATAAAATGTATTTGCCTGAACATTGCGATTTCGTAAGTGATAATGAGCTGTTAGATATGTCTTTTCAGAATATTCTGGAACATTTGGACTGATGTCCCAAGTGATACCATTTGTTAACCTTATGATTGGTCTATGAAATGTTAACATAAAATTAAAATACAGATCATATTCGCTATACTCAAGTCTATTATTTTGTTTTGCTACTTGCAACATTAATTTCCAAAATGGTACGTGTACTGAAGTTTTATGATAATATTCTACGCGATCAAATAGATTCTGTAGAATATGCTTTTGAAATAGCATTTGATGACATATACCTGATAGAGTATTCTTATAAATACGAATATCTGGTAAAAGTAGTTTCATATGTGTCCTGTAGTCATTATTTATTTCATTGCTTACAGGATAATAGGCTAGTGTATCTTTAATTGGAGTATAGTTATTGTAAAATACAGTTTCAGAATCAACTATTAAAATATTTGAAGATATATTTTTAATTACTTTGTATGAATATAATTTAAGAAGTTGTTGGTACCACCATCCTTGCGCCCTTTCGTGATTTCCTGGATGATTCCTGTTTCCAAAGATTTCCTCAGCAACATCTTGAATGCTAAATGGATAGGTTGTTTCATCTACAAATATACCTTCTGTAAGTTTGTGTTTTAAATTTGGATGACATACAATATAAATAGTGCCTAGCATTGATATATTTTTCTTTACTCCTTTTATAACAAGATTTAATGTATCTATATCTTTTAAACATGTTGGTATGACAACATCGATTGTTAAAGGTACTCTATAATTATTTAAAAGACTAAACCATCTATGAGTTACAATAATCTCAAACTTATCAGTGTGCTTTTTTAGAAGTTGTTTCACCATTTCTTGATCATCATCTACTAAATGATTTGAATAATAGGAAAGAACCAATTTATGATATTCATCATAGTACCACTCAACCAACTCATTAGGGCAGAAAAACTCAGAACCAAATAAATCTGGATTGTTAGTAGGCCCATTTTTTACAGCTTCAAGTGGAGTTAAGATTTGGTCGACAGTAAAGTGATTTTTTGATGCATATGTAATCTTATTTCCTAACTTTGTAAAGTCTAGTTGTTCTGGAAAATCGTGAGTCCTAATACAGCCAAAATCTATCCAAGCATAATGACTATAGGTAGGAAACATTTCTTTTGCTCGTTTTAAAAACCAGACTTTATTGTGATTAACGCAGTTATAGCCAGGCTTATTTACCTCAGGGTCATTTCTATCTTTTATTAAAGCACGGAAGTCTGCTGATTCCATTATCTCTTTTTCTTTGTCAATAAAGCGTAGAAATGTATCTTGTTCATTGTATAAATATGTATTATAGAATTCACATTCATTATGCAAGATACTTTCAATCTCTTTATCACAAAAGCATATAAGTCGTATCGGCATACTAGATAGATTTTTAAACCATTGAATATATTCTTTTACAGACCGTTCAAAGTTAACCCAGGAGTCTCTCTGTAAATTTTTAAATGCAGTTACAAAGAGAACCGTATTTTTTTCATAAGAACTGGAAAGAATATTGATACTCTCTCCATACCCATGACCAATCTGATGGAATAAATTGGGAAAATCATTATAGATATATGTTAAAAGAATTTGATCAGTGTATAACTTAGTAGGTTCAATATATTTATCCATGTAAAGACGATAAAGAGTAGCTATAAGATCTATAATTGATTTATGTAGTATATAGAATGTTCCAGAAATGAAATGATACGTATGCCCTAGTTTAGTAGGTTCATACACTGAGCCATCCGATGATGTAAATATAAATTTATTTTTGGGTAAAAGAGATAGTTTGGTAGCATTAGGAAATACCTCTAAAGAGGGTGCTTTATCTCGAAGTGAACAAATACCAGCATCAATCCAAGCAAAAAACTCGGTATTAAAAAGATTAAGATCCTTAGCTTTTTCTAAAAAAAATATTTTTTCATTCCAGAGTATATTCAATTCTACAGATGGACAGTGTCGAGGAAAACTTTTCATTTGATCTTTGTATTTATACGAGTAAAAGTCTTCTAGTTCGAATTCAATATACTGCGTAGGTAAATCTCTGCGATATGTGGATACAAGTTCAATTGTTTCTTTAGTTCCAAAAAACACATAAGGACAGTTAACTTGAAGAGTAGTTTCAAACCATTTTAAAAAATCATCACTATTATGTTTATTAGGTATTTTCCAATACCCTGAAACACAAGTTAATGTATGCATTACATTTATACATTTGCTAGACTCTTAGACCCTTCAGATTTAATTCTTTTTATCATTCTTAAATAACTTATAACCAGAATAGATCGTTGCAGGAACAATGCCTGCCGCATTTTGTAAAAACGAGCCCATTACACTCGGATAAAAACCACCTACCTTTAGATTCTTACGATTCCTCCGATTCCTCTGTGTCTTTCTTCTGCGTCCACCTCTAAGAACTGCGCTCGTGGGATTCAAGACAGGGCGTGCCAAGCCGGGCTCAGAAATCTGGACATTAGTTCCTGCAGATGCAGAAGGCTCCTTATACGAAGGAGTCGTATAAGATAAAGGAAATCCCGCGCCTGTCGGTAGCCCGCCTCCTGCGTATGTACGCATATGGCGTCTAGATTTGCGGCTTCTAGATTTACGCTGTGTTCTTCTCTTACTTCTAGTCTGCTTCATTCTATTGGTATACAATGAAAAAGAGTTCTGAATAAAAAAGGCAATCCAAAAATTGACCCGTGAACTCCCCCCTTAGCCAGGTATGGCAGACCAATATAAGAAGCACACGCACCGTGAGCACATCCTCGAACTTCCTGATACCTATGTCGGTTCAACGGAGACACACGAGGAGGTGCGTTGGGTCTATAATGCAGAGACGAACAAGATGATGCACCAAAAGGTCGCATTCAATCCTGGCTACTACAAGATCTTTGATGAGATCATTGTAAATGCTCGTGATGCGCTTGTTCGCTCGCAGACTGCAAGTGCGACAGGAGCACAACCGATCAAGCACATTGAGATCACTGTTGGCCGCACTACATCCGGTGCAGTTCTCATCGAGGTTGAAAATGACGGTGATGGCATTCCTATCGCCATTCACCAGGAGCACAAGGTCTACGCGCCTGAGCTCATCTTTGGCCACCTCCTGACGAGTGGCAATTACGACAAGACCGAGGAGAAGATCGTCGGTGGCAAGAACGGCTATGGTGCGAAGCTAACGAACATCTTTAGCAACCGCTTTACTTTGTCCACTCGCAATCCAGCGTCAGGTCAGAAGTATACGCAGACGTGGACTGATCATATGGCAGTCTGCGGAAAGCCGTCGATCGTAAAGGACAAGTCTGCCAAGGGGTTCGTCAAGATCTCATATGAGCCTGACGTAAGCCGATTTCCTGGTCTAGATCTTGCTGCTATGGAAAAGGTTCTTCACACAAGAGCAATTGAACTAGCCGCAATGGCCGGTAAGGATGTTAAGATCAGCTGGCAAGGCACAGTTGTACCGACGAACACCTTTGAAAAGTTCATCAATCTCTTTGTTCGCGACGGCAGCAGCCACGCCTATGAGCGCTGCGGCGATCGCTGGGAAATCGGTGCAGTACTTGCAAAGAATCTCTTTGCTGAGGATGACTCACCTGACGACCGGCATATCTCCTTCGTCAACGGCATCAATACGCGAAAGGGTGGCAAGCACGTCGAGACGGTTCTTCGTGTTGTACTTGGCAACTTCTCTGAGATTGCAAAGAAGAAGCGCATCGATATCAAGCCGAGTCAGCTGAAGGATACGGTTGTCTTCTTTATCAACTCTACAATCGTAAATCCTTCATTTGACAGCCAGACGAAGGAAACATTGACGACACCCGCCGCCAAGTTTGGCTCCGTGTTCAAGTCAGACAAGCTAGCCGATTCACTCATCAAGATTGGCTTGCTTGAGGAGGCTCAGGCAATTCTCGATGCCAAGGCTGCGAAGGATGCAAAGAAGACGGATGGTACGAAGCGCAAGACCCTGCGTGGTCTTCCTAAACTGGAGGATGCACTGTGGGCCGGCACGGCTAAGAGCAATGAGTGCACACTCATTCTCACTGAGGGAGACTCAGCTGCAGCGTCTGCTATCGCAGGCCTTGCAGTTGTCGGGCGTGAAAAGTGGGGTGTCTTTCCTCTTCGAGGTAAGATGCTCAACGTAAAGGACATCAGTCAGGACAAGTTCAACAAGAATGAGGAACTGACTGCGATCAAGAAGATTCTGGGCCTGGAGCAAGGCAAGGTCTACACTGACATCAAGACACTGAGGTATGGTCGTGTTATGATTATGACTGACCAGGATCACGATGGCAGCCATATCAAGGGTCTGCTAATGAACTTCTTTCACACCTTCTGGCTCTCACTGCTGAAGCGGGATTTCCTCTGTTGCCTTGCGACTCCGCTACTCAAGATGACCAAGCGCAATGATGTCCGTTCATTCTACAGCCAGTCTGAGTTTGAGGCCTGGCGCGAAGCTGAGAAGGCAACAAAGGGTGATGATGCTCTGAAGGGTTGGATGATCAAGTATTACAAGGGATTGGGCACGAGTACACCGCAGGAGGCTCGTGAGTGGTTCAAGAATCTGTTCGATATGAAGTATCTGTGGGATCAGGACAGTGATGAGTCGCTCTGCCTAGCCTTCTCGAAGAAGCGTGCAGATGACCGTAAGGAGTGGCTCAACACATTTGATCCTCGTCGTATGCTCTCTGTAAGCAAGGGTGGATCAATTCCGTACAGCCGCTTCATCAATGATGAGCTCATTCATTTCAGCAACGCTGATAATCTGAGATCGCTTCCGCACGTGATGGATGGCCTCAAGCCGTCCCAGCGCAAGATTCTCTTCTGTTGCTTGAAGCGCAACCTCAAGTCTGAAATCAAGGTGGCCCAGCTTGCGGGCTACGTTTCAGAGCACGCTGCCTATCACCACGGTGAAGCGTCTCTCAATTCGACCATCACGGGGATGGCGCAGAACTTTGTCGGCAGCAACAACATCAATCTGCTGATGCCGATTGGGCAGTTTGGCTCTCGACTGATGGGTGGCCAGGATGCAGCTCAGCCGAGGTATATTCACACGCAGATGGAACCCATCGTAGATGCTCTGTTTCGCAAGGAGGATGCAAGCATTCTCAAGTATATTGACGATGACGGTCAGGTCGTAGAGCCAGAGTATTATCAGCCTGTGGTTCCTCTGCTCGTCATCAATGGTGCAGTCGGTATCGGCACTGGCTTTAGTGCAAATATCCCTCCGCATAACCCTAGCGATGTAATCGCTCTGTTGCGGGACCGTCTGAATCTGAGCCGCTCAACACTTGCAGGACTTGTTCTGCAGCCGTGGTGGTACGGATTCAAGGGAACTATCAATCGGCCTACAGAGACGAGCTGGACGACGAAGGGTAAGGCGACGTGGGATGATAGCAAGTACACGATCACGGTGACAGAACTTCCTGTCGGAACGTGGACCAAGGACTACAAGGGCTATCTCGATACTCTCTGTACGGGTGATGAGGTCAAGGGTACCAAGCCAATCCTCAAGTCATTTGATGACCTGTATAATGACGTGGAGGTCAAGTTTATCCTCTACTTCGAATCAGATGTGTACTTTGAAATGCGATCCGATCCGGCCGCTGCTGAGAAGATGCTACAGCTCAGCTCAACGTGGCACACGACCAATATGGTCTGCTTCAACAACGAGATGAAGATTAAGCGCTACGGGACGGTGGGTGATATGATGGAGGAGTACTATCAGACTCGCCTCACCGGCTACGAGACTCGTAAGACTCTTGAAATCGGACGCCTTGAGCGGGAACTGGTCGAGTTCGATGCCAAGGCTCGATTCCTGCTAGCGCTCCTTGAGGACCGTATGGATCTACGGCGTCGTTCAGATGAGGAGATTGTTGAGGCACTAAAGGCTGAGAATCTACCGGCACTTGATGATCTTACGGATCCAGATTCAGTGGATTCGTATGAGTATCTACTACGGATGCGGATGGACCGGGTAAAGTCTTCGGCAGTGGAGGAGGCGCGAAAGCACGTGGAGGCTGCACAGGCTGCACTTGAGACACTCAAGAGCACTACAGCAACGACTCTGTGGCTACGCGACTTGGAGCAGTTTGAGAAGTCTTGGGTAGCCTTGCAGGCTGCACGCGAGGCTGCTGCGTCCGGGGCACCCCTCAAGAAGTCGGAGGCCAAGCGTGTTCTCAAGGTGAAGGCCAATTAGACAAAAGGATTGAGAGGAAGCGACTTTGTTCCAGCAGAACTGAGGCTTACGGAGCGCGCTAAAGGCACTGGCATATGGCTGATGTCATTCAAATAATAATTATAGTGATCAACTGCTGACATAATGTGCGGAACTGACCAATTAGCAACAAGAGTATTCAATGAATGAATCTGATCTGCAACACCGTACGGCAAGTTCTGCGCGTACTGTAAATACATTGTCCGCATAATGATTGTAAGTTCATCTACGGACTGATCATCAATAATGTATTTTTTCGGTCCAGACTTCTCATAGACTTGCTTCCGAATCAGATTCTGGATTACGATCACGTTTGACCTACTGAAAAAAGCAGATGCAAGCGGTGTCACTTCCCAGTTTCCACGAAGAGCATCTGCGGCAAAAGAGTCTTCTACGGAGGTTCTGTAAGTGAAACCAGGAACTGCGGCAGATCCAGAGGCCGATGCAGACGGAGATAGATTCACGCGTCCATTCATTCCATTATCCGGTAGAGGGTTCGTATTTGGTAGAACCATTGAGCTTTGCTTTTGGAAGTCCTGGATGTCCATTCTGTTTGGAGGTTAGTTTCCCTACGGCGAAAAAAGCGATACTTTATGGAATAATCTAAATTATTTTCTAGGCCGGAGGTATAACAAATGTCATCTCCTTCCAGTGCTCGTGGTATACGCAATCAGGCGCGCGGCTATTTTATCCCTCTCGCTGACGTTTCTGCGAAGGTTCTCGCCTACACGCCTGGCTCAGGCGCGGGTGGCTCATACCTCAACGGCAGCTTTGCCCTGGCGCCGTGGGCGTCTGGCGGCTCGGCTCCCTCCAGATACACCTCCACGATCTCCACGATCGGTGCGGGCGGTGTCCTCCGCGACATCGGCAAGACGGTTGTCTCCGCCGGCCGCGTCTTCCGCAAGATCCAGCTCCTCGTCCCTACGGTCTCCACGTTCGGCATTGGTGGACCGGCACCTGGTGCCACGGCCAACACGGACTTCCTCACCGGCTACATCGAGCTCCACAGCGCCGGCATCACGGATGACTTCCCTGGCGGCACGACCCCTGCGCAGGTCGCGTACTACCCGACACTCTATTAAACAGGCAGTCAACTGCAATAAAAGTTAATTAAAAACATAATTTTAATCAGTAGTACTGACTAAAATTATAGATCAACAAATAAAAAAATCTAACGAACAGGTATAATAAAAGATGTTGTCTATGGCTTCTGGTAATGCAGCGGGTCCTCGCAATCAAGCTCGTGGCTATTATGTTCCTCTAGGAACGGGTGTTCCTGGCAAGATCCTCAGCTACACCCCTGGCTCAGGCTCCGGTGGTTCAGCTGTTAAGGGATCATTTACTACGGCCACTTGGGCGGCGGGTGGTACGGCGCCGTCTCCCTACACATCCACAATCTCAACGACCGGTGCGGGTGTTCTCCGCGACCTCGGGCAGACGGTTGTCTCTGCCGGCCGCGTGTTCCGTAGAATTCAATTAATCTGCCCGACCGTTTCTACGTTCGGCGTGTCTGGTACGGGTGCGGTAAACACTGCGCGTAACGATTACCTCACCGGCTACATCGAGCTCCACAGTGCGGCCATCGCGGATGACTACCCTGGTGGCACTGGCCCCCCGCAGGTTGCCTTCTACCCGGTTGTATACTAAGCAAAAAGTAAACTTTAAAAACTAAATTTAGACAGTTATAGTCTCTATATTTAGTTAAAAATAAACAATCAAATAAAATCATTGTCGAGCATAGATAGAATGGGTAATGCTCAGAGCTCCAAAACCGCTGCTAGCGGAGACATTGTGATCTTAGGAGTAAATCTAAATACAGTTAACTACTGGTATGTATTCTATATACTCTTCTCTATTGCAGTTGTTGCAGGAGGCTCATATTCTCTGTATTCCTCTGCAACTCTCGGCAAAACAATTATTTACGCAGTTGGCGCAAGTCTTGTTATGGTCTTCTTTGGAATGAGATGGTTTGGAAATATTCCTGAAAAATCTAATGTCTGGCCACCGACAATAAATACGTGTCCGGATTATCTAACCCATAATGGTACTGGATGTGTTGATTATTTAGGGGTATCTAGCCAAGTGGGTGGTTTTCCAAAGTCAACTAAGACAACAGTTCAATATTTTGGTGGATCCACGACTCCAGGACCCTATACATCAACAACGGTGAATACGGCTATCACCGCAGCTGATACAGGAAGGCTTCAAGCAATTTGTGATGCTTGCTCTAGTGGTGGCCTAACCTGGGAAGGTATCTACGATGGAGATACCTGCCTTGTTCTCAATCGTTTCCAGGCTACGAAGCAATTCGCGAAGGCAACCAAATGCACACCGTAATAGACTGAGGTCTAAACACAATCAAAGAATTCCGTTAAAGAATCAATGTCCTATGCACACCTTCATCCGAGTGTCGAAGATTTACTCAGACGATGGTTGAAAACACCAGATACTGCAGCCTTTTTGCTTGTAGGACCTCCAGGAGTCGGTAAAACGACCCTTGCTCGAGAAATCCTGAAAGAGAATGGCTATCGTATTGTTGAACTGAATGCAAGCCACACACGTAGTGGGCAGGCATTCAAGAAGCAGATTATTCCTTTACTTACGCAAAAGTCTGTTCTAGAAGCAATGTCTCCGACGAGCAATAAGCATAAGTTGGCAGTTCTACTTGACGAGATTGATGGTCTTAGTCTCGGTGAAAAAGGTGGTCTCAGTGAGCTCCTTGACTATATGCGCAGCTGGAAAGCTGGTCAGACGACTCATCCACTTCTTCTGATCTGTAATGAAATCAAGGGTCGTGCCTATCAACATATTGTTCGCCTGAGTACTTACGTGCCGATGGAATTCCCTTCAAGCAGCGTTCAGAAATGGTTGGGTGTTCAGATTCGCCCCGAAGTACTTGCATCTGCAGACCTACGTGTTATTTTGAGATCTATTCAGGGCTGCGACTCGGCAAGTATTAACCTACAGCAAGGATCTGGTGGAGAACCCCCTGAACTTACAATGGAAGAAGGTGAGACAGAAGAACCTAGTACAGATATTCTGAAATTTAGTCATTCGTGTCTCTATGACTTCTGGGACCCTCTTATCATTCCCGAAGTGGAAAACAATCTAGGAAATCTGTCAGGTCTCTGTGTTCACGAAAATATTCATAAGCGTCTAGCATCTGTTCCAGAAGCGTGGAATCACTACAAGGAATTTCTGACGTTATTCGATCTGAGCGACAAGGCAGATTACTGGGCCTTTTTCTATCAGAACTGGAATCTGCTACGACCGAGTTTTCAGCTGAAACTTAAGATTACAAATGGATTTCTATCTGAATATCCTGTTGATACAGTTCCCAGTCCTGCACAACTCCAATTTACTCAAGTTCTCACTCGCCAATCATCCATGTACAATACGTGGAAACAGATGATTCAGTTTTCTGATGAAAAAGGTTGTATGATTGAAGAAATTCCTGAATTACTAACGCAGACAACCGCTGCAAATGCAGGTATCAAGTTGTCAACGAGTCAAGCGCGAAAGATTGATTCAATGAGTATTCCTAAGCAGCTTTGTTCCTACAAGTAGAGTAGAATGGTAAAGAAATATCAGATTCACGATAATTTTGCTAGACCCTTTGAAGTAACCGTAGATGGCAAAACAGTATCCATTGTAAAAGGAAAGTATAATGAGACTAAAGATGAGTATGAATACAATAAAGAAGTTAAGATCTATCAGATCGATAACATCTGGATTGGAAAGAGTTCAGGGCCACCATACGCAGATCACACTAAATCCCAGGCTAAATTATTTATTGGAAACTCAATTCTTCTTCAGATTGCAGCTAAACGCTATGTCTATATAGGTGAATCGATTTACGAATTCGATATGGAAGATGAAGTCGAAAAGTACTTTTCGCTTATTGGAAATAATGATGTTCCGTATCCGATTTTGCGGGGCTCAAAAAACGTCTATTTTATGCTCGACCGAAAATACATTCCACGTTGTGAATTTCCTGATCTACAAACAGACAAGGAGTGGGAAAATGCGTATAGTGTGTTCTACGGTGTCTGGGATCCTGTACATCACGTACGACAGGGATCCTTTGAAAAGATGGCAAAGAAAATGAAGCATATCAAAATAATTGCCAAGCGTGAATTTTAGATAATCACCTGACTCTCTTCCTCGTGCAATAATCGTATTAAATTCAGTGGTGCTGTTCGCCCTAGTCGCATAGCACGACCGACAATCTGACGCTCCTCTTCCTTTCGCATCGCGTGCATTAGAACTACGTGAGTTGCAGACTTCAGATCCATCCCTACACCCGCAGTAGTCGAGTTCATCAGTAAAATCTTGACTTCACCCTTCTCAAACTGGCTGAGAACATTGGAGACGTGATCTTTATTGCCACGTACGGTTGCAACGCGATAGCCACGCTCAATGAGTGTTCCCTCAATCTCATTGAACGGATTATCATAGCGATTAAAGACTAGAAACCGGCCACCACTCGAATCTGTTATACACTTGAGTAGTGCATCCTTCTTTTTGAGAAGCTTCGGAACAATCGGTGCAGCCTTTGCATTTGTTTTAGTCTTCGTCTCGCCAATTTCTATGCTACAAAGTTTCGTATAATCCAAATCGGCACGACACAAAGGGCAGTTCGCCTTTCTCTGTAAGCACGCAACAATACAGACACCGCAAAAGATACGTGAACAGCACTTTACAAATGTCGGCGTCTTCGGCTCGTCATAACAGATGGCGCAGATCTCATTCTTTGCATTCGTGATGCGCTCCTTCAGATTTGAGATCTGTTCCTTGAGTGATGCAATTCGTGTCTGCAGTGATGAGATTGCAGCCTCCTTGAGTTGAGGAGTACTGTAAGGCATTGTTTCCTTGAATGCAAGCGTCTTTTCAAGACGTTCCAGATCACTCTCACGTGAAGCACAGACTGCTGCAATCAATGAGCTCTGATTTTCTGCAGTTGCTCCTAGACGCTGGAGTGCAGACTGCACATCGCCCGCGTGCAGCAGCTCCTGAATTTCGGGGCTAACAAAGTTCGACACAAGCCGATGAACAATCGTCGACTCGCAGAGAATTCTTTGTTCAAAAATAGGCGGTGTTCTCCAACTCTGCTCCATAAATGCATTTGAAGAACGTAGCACTAGATAGCCACGTGAAGGATGTTTTGTTAGAAATGGCGCAAAGAAGTTATGACTTTTAATATCATACCGCGCATAGTAATTGTGGCCATTTGTTGCCTGATCCTGCTGTAAGAGAATCGCAAGTTCAGGATGAATTCCATTTGAAATCTGACGATTCAGAAATGTCTCAGACATATACATATAGAGACCGTGAAACAGCAGATTTGACCACGTTGCTGTCATACCCCAGTAAAAATTCGCCTTTGGCATCGCAGTCGTCGAAGTAAATTGTACATTATCAATTTCATCAAAGACAATGCGAGACCACTGCATTGTTTCGTGCACTCGCTTTTCCATAAAATGTTTAATAATCGTATTTGACATTAACGTTATATCACGTGTCTTTGCATTCGCGATAAAATCAGGCTTTTCTAAAGCCTTTGTCGTGCGAACTTCTACAAACGATAGACCTGTTTGCTTCGTGATGGTATGCTTCCACTGATGAAAAAGAGTATGCGGAACAATAATGAGAGTCGCACCTGAGCAATCTGTAGTTGAAACCGGCTTATGGCTCCAGAACATTGATTTTGACAAGGAATGAATACGAGAATAGACTTTGGCTGCTTGCTGTGCCTTTGCTTTCATATGTGCTATATATCCAAGCATCATCAGAGTCTTACCTGATCCGACTTTATCGCCTAAAATTGCAAATTGACTATAATGCTGCTCAGCCCCAATGCGAAATCCATTAATACATGCAAATTCTTTCTCTTCCATCGCAGAAATCATTGCAAGCTGGTGAGGATGAAGAGGTACTTTAATATCTGCTGATTGACTCGCTACTGATGATTCGCTCGTCAATGAATAAGTTAATGGTTGTTGATACACATCTAACATCATTGCAACCGATTCATCTTGCGGCATTGTGCAAACACTTCTAATTCTTGGGTCTTTTTCGTGTTTAGACCTCAGAGAGACGAAAAGAAGTTAAAGACTTCAGGATCCTTAATAAAATTCTTTAATGTAAGAGTTGTCCTTTTAATCAATGGATTCTCTGCCGCCCTCAGAATAGACTTATCAAATGTGTTGTCGCTATGGCTCATCACAAGCATCACACTCATCGGATTTAATTGGATCAGCTGATTCTTATAAGACTCCAAGAACGACTTTTCTTCTGCAAAGGCAACTGCCTCGTCGTACGTATGCTTTGCAGCATACCGTTTGCGCCAAGCCATCGTGCCATTCGTCGCATGTGTCGGACCATACGGTCCAATCTTAAAGATTTCCTTGGTATCTGTAAAATACATAAACACTTCCGAGGATCCAGCCAGATCTACAAACGGTTTTGAACGTAGTGCAGCAACTGCAGCAGAAACTCTATCAGGGAAATAAAAATCATCATCATCGAAGGCAACAAGTATCTCCCCCTTGGCCTCGCGGTTCAGACGGTTCCTTTTTTCGCCCAGTGTCTGCTTCTCCTCACTGCGAATGTAAATCGTTAGTGGGAGCCGGTGCTGCGCTTCATCAATCAGATCACCGACAGGCTCTTGGCCGTCATCGTACACGATCCATTCCATACGATCTCTCGGATATGTCTGAGTTTCAATCATACGAATCAGAGTTGGAATGAAGCGTCTGCGATTATAGGTTGGTGTTACAATGCTTACAAGAGGCAAGGACATTTCTGTAGATAGAATACTAGTGATTCTTAGACCGCTGCTTTACTATCTGTCACTTTCGGAGGTTGAGCTAAAGGTGCAGTTCTCTGAAATGCTTCAAGATAGCTTTGCGCAACCTTTGCTCGTGCATCAATGCTACCCTGATCTTCCTTGTAGCAAAAGGGAGACAAGAAAAAGATCTCCAAATCTCCATTTGGGACATAGGTACTAAGCGGTAGAAATCCCCACATTGGTACTGGTATGTTAAAGTAATACAGATTCAAGATGTACTTAACAATTAAAATCGGCGACAGAATACATCCATACATAAATGAAACAAGACGACCTGCAGGTGAGTATCCAATATCTTGATTTGCTGCAATATGTCCACCATACAGGGCAACTGCGATACACGTAATAACAATAAAGGTTGTTAGAATTCCTTGGGATGATTGTGCAAGAAATCCTGATATGCTTGCTTTACTCCGGGCGGAAAGTTTTGCAGCCTCATCTTTAGCATCTTGTTCTGCCTTTGCTTTTGCCGCGGCGTCTGCGGCTGTCGCCACCTTATTTTTTGCAACACGCGCATCTTGCTCTGCCTGTTTAGCCTTTTCTTTAGCATATGCATCTGCTTTTGGATCTGATACCGCAGTATTAACCATATAAGAAATTTTATTACTAAGGCTTGTTATAAAACTCATCTACTCTTATCTTTAATTTAGAAGAAAGAGTAGATGTCCGCAGACTATACTGTTGTAGTACCATCGTATAAAAGAGCAGAGGGGTGCCGTGATAAGACTTTGGCCGTTTTACATGAATACCGTATTCCAAAGGAGAATATCTACGTTGTTGTTGCTGATAAGGAGCAAAAGAAGGAATATGAAGCGGTCCTTGATCCGAAAACCTACAAGGAGATTCTAGTGGGCGTTCCTGGACTTCCTCAAGTTCGTAATTGGATCTTTGATCACTTTCCTAAGGGTACTCCACTTGTATCTCTAGATGATGATGTATCTGGATTTATCGAATACGATGCAAGTCAAAAAAGACACGAGCGAAAACTGAAAAGTCTGAAGGGTATTATCGAGCGCGGATTCAAAGAATGCAAAAAGGCCGAGTGCCGCTTCTGGGGCGTCTATCCGAGTGCAAATGGATTCTTTATGAAACCAACGGTCACGACAGATCTTAAGTTTTGTGTAGGTCCTTTCTGGGGCTGCTTTAATCCAGGTAAGGAAGTGCGTATTGACATCGGTCAAGGTGAAAAGGAAGATTACCAAAGAACATTGCAATTTTTTATTAAAGATGGCGCTATTGTCCGTCTTAATTTTGTTGCACCGAAGACTGCCGTTTACAAGACGCCTGGAGGGCTGCAATTTGGTAATCGTTTCAAACGTGAGCATAAGACGATTAAAGCGATGATGAAGCGATGGCCTGGTTGGATAAAAGAAAACCCCACCAGAAAATCTAAAATGCCTGAAATACGACTCAAAAATCCAAATCTGGAATCTGAAAAAGCCAAAAATACCACACGTAAAAAGAAGAAAGACTAAGTCGCATATTTTTCTAATATGCGAGTTTATGTCGCATATTTGACTCCACCCATACCTCCTTCAATAACCAAGAAGTTCAGACTTTCCACATAAATAAGAAAATCAAATGTATAATTTGTTCCAGCAGCCTGAGGCCAAGGATCCAGATCAATCTGAAAATTCTTAACACGACTGGTATTCAATGATCCACTCGGCTTCATCCACCTGGATGTGTCTAACGCAAAACTGTAAATAACTAATCCTTTCGGAAATACTCCCGCGGCGTATCTCCAAGAGGATAACTCGTGAAAATACTGAGTTGGCTTAACTTCCTGAATTTCATTTCCATCGCATAAAACGCGCAACTGTCGAATAATATCCTGTTGTGATCCTGCAATCAATAGACCAGAGTTGCCTAGACCTGCCAATCCTGTACTGTACACAGTACCGATTGCAGTATAAGGTGCAGTAGTCTGTGAAAACCAATTTGTAAAGTTGGTCCACGTATTCAGATTCAGAATCATATCGCTACGCCGAGGCAGAAGTAGTAAACGAGGAACTGGATTGTGAGTGTACAGATTCAGATTCTGCCGGCTTGTGATTTGCGGAAAGGAATAGCGTGTGACTTGTCGAACTGGATAGGTTAATGTTTGACTAGCAAAGGTATTTCGTTCTTCATCTGTCAGATATACATAGGTTGCCTGAATATAGGCATTTAGGGGCCAAGTACTGAGGGTAGGTGTTGCGTATCCAAAATCAACCAAATAGTTATTCAGGTAATTTTCAGGCGTAGTGGTTGTCACATAGTTTAAATTACCAGTCTGAATCTGCTGTGTAGATGTAAGTACGCGATATCCAGGACGAACACGATATCCAGAAGGATCCAAGATTGTAAATAAATCCTGAACTGGTCTGAGTGTTAGCTGGAGATAGCATTCGTGATACTGAAGTGCAACGAGAGGTAAGGCTAAACTCGGATTCTGCGTAAACCAGAAAGAGAGTGGCACAGTGATCTGCTGACCCGGAATCGAAGGTGCATTTGTCTGCACTGAGATAGTTGAATCATTATTCTGTGCAACAGTCGGATAGAGCGTCCTAGAACGGACAACTGAGTTTGTTGGCACGCCGGAGTAAGCACCGTTTGCTGGATCATTTAGTTCTGGAATATCACCGATAAGCTCCTGCCACTTATTGTATTGAGTTTCATCTTGATCGGTTTGTGCAGTTGCAATCAAGTAGTCGCTATCAAATTCTTGTATTTCTGTACCACCTACGAGAAATGTTGCATCCTGTATAAGATGAGCACCAATATACCGATTCCACTTGAACTCATACTGACTAGGACGGACGCTTGGATTCACAAACTTGCTGTAAATATCCGGAAGCGTAAATGTTAGATACAAGTCGGAGAGTAGATCCGCAATTCGTTGAATCTTTACTTGAAGCTTAATAGGTGCATCCCACTGCAATTCTCCAGGACCATCCACTTGAAGGGTCGCAGATTCAAAGGCAAAATGACTGTATTTTTTCAAAACAAGATAGAAATAAGTAAAATCAGGGTTTCCACTCAAAAGTACATTCTGAGAACCGTAGGCTACTAAAACATATAAACCTCCTCCTGTCATGACAACTCTTCTTGCTGTTGTGAAACAAGATGAGTTCTCATTTAAACCGAGAATCGGAAAGCTCCGATTCTCAGTTGGTCTGCTCTTTGACTTTGTCAATGAGCTTAAACCGAAAAGCGGATCATCCCGCAAAAAAACTTACTTATTCGTCCACCATTGATCAATCAAATAGGGTGAGATGCTCATACTCGGGCCCGCAATCTTCGGAGAAGGACCCATATTCATCAGTGTCTGGATCTCAGTATAGGTCAGAGCATAAGAGAAGTAAAATACACGACTTACCATACCTGACGCAGATCCCGCAAACACAAGATTACTTCCAGCTCCGGGACTTGTCATTAGTGAAAGAGCAGAATCATCCGTATCATTCTTTAGAGAACTAGTCGTTGTTGAATTGAGTGTAAATTTTCTAGAGCTGAACAGTGATACATCTCCGTAGTTCTGGTAAGGCGGTGTATTGCCAGCCAAGGCCATCTTCGTCTTGAGATTTCCGTTGATGTAGATAAGAAGTTGATTTCCCTTGCACGACACAACCAAGTGAAACCACTTCTCAACAGGAATATTCTCAATATCACAAAAGTTATTCCACGTCGAATAAGAATTCATATAGACACGCAGAGTATTCGCATTACCATGCACAAAGATACCAGGTCCCATCAAAGGATATGCCTTAGAGTATCCCTTGTGTAAGATATGATAGAGAGCGGAGTTGCCATCTCTGAATGTAGAGCTCTGAATGTAGCAAAACATTGCATAACTGAATTCAACACCGGAGCGCTGATTATCCGAAGTATACACTGTTTGTGCAATAGGACTTGCCGGGTTTTGAACTGCTGTATAAGAAAGAGATCCGGAAGGATATGTATCAGGGAACAATTCAACACGATCACGGAACATTCCCAAGTAGGACTTGTACAAATACTCAGCGAAAAGCAGCGTAAAGTAAATAATAGCAACTAACGCAACTCCAGTTAGCACTTGCGACAGCGGATCAGTACCACCAAAGGATACACCCGTACTGGGAAAGCTATTCGTTTTTACAGCACCATTATTTGCGGCCTGCATACTCTCTAACTATCATTAGGATTGTAAAAAAGACATTTTTTAAGGTCTTTTTTATAATTTAGTTGAATGGGAGTCTTAACTAGGTGTGCTTCCAGAAGCGATCGTCTCACCATTACGTTTGAGTGAGAAGGAATACTGACCGGGATCGAAATACTTGAGGAACTGTGTCCAGATTGATGTATCCTCAGGTCCATTATTGTACAAAGCCCAGACACGATCAGGAGTATACGCAAAGTTGGCAGCGTTGATCTGGCCGATGAGGCCGCCGAAACCATTGGGGCCACCGACCTTCATTTTATAGGTTGATCCATTTCCATCTACATCAAACATCGAACCAAGAACAACACTGCGAGTGAGCTTGCCGTCCATATATACATCAAGACGACGACCACTGAGAACCACGCAGACGTGCACCCACTTCTGGAGGTCAACCGCCTGTAAGTCTCCTTGCAAGAAATCTTGTTCTCCATCTGAGTAAGGACTTGCTTGTCCTGCATTAAGGGTACCCTGTATACTAGCATTCGTACCTGTGCCCGTAAACAACATAGGATTTTTACTATTCGGACTTTGAGTGGATACACGGATACCCATTTTATTGGTGCTCGCACCCATGTACATCTGGAGCGTGTTAAAATTTCCACCGCCACCATCAATTGTTAAGAATGTCTTATTCTTATTTGCATTAATTCCCCAGTTAGCAACATAAATCCAAATACTGACTGAATATTCACCACCCTTATAAATTGCAGGTATTTGAGAGGATCCTGCAACAGCATTTGTTCCTGACCCTGAGGATGGTTGTACTTTAAATTCACTTGCAGTTGCATCTTGCCCAGGCAGCCCACCTGATGAGTTGGAAAACACAACCATATCCGCCTTTTCAGCAGCACCATTCAGGTACTTGTATAAGTAATATAGGCATACGCACAGGATAACAATGCCAGCTAGCATCATAATGATTCTTCCAGGACCTGTTGTCATGGCTCCGACTGCAGAGTTCATTCGATTCTATTCATGTTAGAAGAATTATAGCGTGGCTGGTAAAATACCCATTGATCTAAGCATATGAAGTCTGCCAGGTTTCATAAGGATTTGGCTTCTTGGGTTCAGTGCAAAGTCCACCCGGGCACCCAATGCCAAGCCAAGGAACTGTTGAAAACAATCTATCTATACCAATTGCATCTGAAGAAACACTATAGGGTTTTCCATCTGTGCCCGCCTGTTGAGAAATTAGGGAGTAGATATCCTGTGTCGAAAGAGCAACTGAGTATAAAACCATATTTGTTATACTTCCATCGAGGCGACCAGTAGAGTCTCCAATCTTTAGAGGTTGAGTTGTATCCTTTTCGGGCATACCAGTTGTGCACGTATAGGCCGCCGTTAGTTTACCATTTAGATAAACCTTGAATCGAGCAGACTGTTTGACAATGGCAACCGATGTCCACCGCTGGAGATCAATATTGTAAAGTTCAACTACTTCATTTCCTGTATTGGTTTTAATAACAAGTTGAGCAGGTGCAGATTCTTCACCGCGACTTGCATCGGGGGCAACGAGTAGATTTAACTTTAGTACACCACTACCAAAAGTGAGTGCCGTAGCATATTCATTTCCAACCCGAGCTGTACGATCCTTAATCGTTGGATTTATGAAAAAAAACAAGGTAGATCCAGATGTGCCATACCACGACTTATCCAATTGCTCAGCTGTAGCAACAGATGTATCTTCAGATAATAAAACTGATAGTTTGTTTGAATTAGGAATGGGTACTAGAATACTACTATTTTCACGTTTACCTACTGTACCAAAAGTGTATCTTACAATTAAATAAATAACAAGAAGGACTACACCAAGCCCTAACACGAGATATACCGTGTTCATCTACCGGTAGATGCTAATTTAGACTCATCAAATCGAAATTTCATTATAGTAATGAAATTTTGAGTAATGAAATTTTGACTTTACGATGTCGATGCAAAGGATTTAACTTCTATTAATGTATCCATTCTTGAAAGTAATTCTTCAGCTGACGGTACATATCCAAATGTGCGTAAGTTCATAGCCTGAATGCCTTTTCCATAGGCTATACTATTAATTGTAATTGCTGAAGGAGGGAGTAAAACATCATTATTTTTTAATTGTAATGCAGGATAACTAGCATCAAACTGAACTGTTGAATACAATTTACCATTCAAGTAAGCTTCCATATAGGTTGGTTTTACAACAACACCAATGCGGAAGGGTGTATGAACAGGAACATTTTCAAGTAGAGCTGCCTTAGGATTTGCCCGCAAATCACCTGAAAATGATTTTACATAGACTGTATTAATTGAATTATCTAGACTAATCTGAAGTTTAGGAGAAGCCAACGATCCAATGATAAAAAAGATACGCTCCTTACTTGTATTTCCTGTAGTAGGAATTCGTGGTTGAGGAAATTCATCATCAATATTAACATCAATTGTGATAGCGTAGTATTCCTGACCTTCAAGTACAGTACAGTAGGGTTCGGTTGTATTTTTAGATGGAGGTACTCCGATTGTTACCGTTTGCACACTAGATGATGTTGACCAGAACGCCTGTGTCTTGTCAATGCCGGGTAAAGAGTAAGGAAGCCTCTTAAATACAGGTGTTATCCATTGGTCAATGGCAAGTACAAGGAGGCCAATTGCTAAAAGAGTTGCAATAAAGTACATAACATATCTCATTATGGTTGTAGCCATAGTCCCTGTAGGCAACCGGGAGGTTGCTTCAATCGCAGCACGACTCGCAGCCGCTGCTGCAGGACCTCCTACAGGCTTACCAATTTCCTTTCCAAGTGTTTTTGTATCTTTTAGAACTTGTGCAATCTTTTGGGCCCTTGATGCGTCCATCTCTAGCAGCGACTAAGAATGAATTATTCAATGTTTTCTGTCTTTCTTTTCTTCTTTCGTGTCAGGGTTCCTTTTTTAGGATCGTAGCCAATTTTCTTGTAGTAGGGAAGTGAATCCTTCGGATTACAGTCCTTCAGCTTCTCACGCAGATAGCAAACAAAGGATAAGCGACTGTATTTCTTATCAACACCCTGCGTTCCTGTTTCCTTATTATTTAAGTAAATATCAGGGAGCTTATTGTTGTATGCCTTATCTTCAGGTGTCTCACGCATTTCCGTATTGCAGTGCCACTCGTGAACATCCATCGCTAAGAAATCACCCGTGCGAATATTGAAGCCGATCTTATATCTTGGAAACAACGTAAATCCGCCGTGATACTTGCCGCGTTCAATCGCCGATAGATTACCGAATCCTTCCCTCAGATCTCCATCGTCCATATGAAGCGCAGTACGGAAATTGCGATTCATTGTGACCGACGAGAAGGCCGTGTCGCCAATGCGATATTCGGGCCTCTCATTTGCCTGTTTGAGCTGAACCTTGTGCCTATCGGGAACAAGTTTCTTGAATAAGTCATCAATCGCCTCGATGTATGGAATTCCTTCCTTGTATTCGTCAAAATACTTTTGCGTATACGAGGTCAGACGACAGGGCAAGCCCATAAAAGGAGTGCGCTCAAAATAACCCAGAACACTGCTGAATACGTTATTATTTACACGCATTTTACTGAGTTTACCATTTTGCTCGTACTGCGCAGACCACTTATTCACACTCTTCGGCTTTCTCTTGGTCCAGTACTTGCTCTTCAAATCAATCGGGCCGGCAGCAGCCCCACGATTTCTGGAGGCTGAGGCCGCATTGTAGAAATTGGACCACGCCTTCTCAATGAGTTCCTTCGGGATGACGTTTTTGCGAAAGCGAGCAACGAGAACTTTGCCTCCAGGAGCATCTTCATTCTCAGCCCAGACATCAATATCTTCGTCGTAAATTGTGTCAGCCTCCTTCTCTGAGAAATACGTACCCTCGCGTGCCTTCATTTGGTCATTCGTAAGCTTTGCTTTCAGAACAACTGTCTTCACACCGTTTACTTTTGGTTCGTGAGTTGGTTTAGTAGGTATCTGTAGTCCTTCCATTAGGGCCTCGGGGTCGATTCCCATTCTGCTTAGACTTTATCTTTTAATAGACCAAAGTACAAGACACCTCCAACAACAGCTGCAACCGCAAGACCTGCACAAGCACCCTTGTAGATTGCCTGCTGATCTGCCTCCATAAAGTCATTGGCTGTGATCACAGGAGATCTGCCTCTTGCACCAAGCCTGGAGTAGTACTGGATCACTTCAGTTTCAGTTAGCTTGCGTTTACCCAACATCTCATTGACCTCATTGTGCAGGTCGATAGTCCAACGAAATAGGTCCTTTCTCGAGTCGAGCGAAGGTCCAATGGGTATTTTCGCTAAATGCGACGTATAATGATTTCTGCAGATAGGACACGGAATCAGCATCTGCAGTGATTCAAAGTACTCCTTTGCAGCCTTCTTTTCTCCATAGTTCGGCTCCATAGGATATCCCAATGCAACAATGTGAATCGAATGCCAAAAGAACGGTCCCCATACTTCAGGCGGAATCTGCATTCTATCTGTCAAACAAGTCAGAAAAAGGATTTGCTATGTGGAGCGCGCCTATTCAATACTATCAGCCCACTTATAGCCATTTACGCTACTACCAAGTAAGAAGGCATTCTAAAATGTCATTACAACAAACATCAACAAATGAATTTTCACCTACACACAGTTCTACATGTTCAAATTGTGGAACATCCGGACACGGGTTTCGTCAATGTATAGAACCTGTCTCGTCGTACGGTGTTCTTGTTTTTCGTTTTATAGGAAGATCTCAAGAATGGTCGCCTACACGAGAATTTTGTGCACCTACCCGAAGCCCTACTGGTCTGCATAACGTGGAACCTCAAGTCCTTATGATACAGCGTAAAGATAGTCTTGGTTTTATGGATATTCTTCGCGGAAAATACAAAATTAATGACCCTGACTATATTCGTAAACAACTTCGCGGAACAACAAAAAAAGAACGTGAAAGCCTTCTCAACGACGATTTTGATACAATTTGGCAAAATCTGTGGGGATCTGATGCAGAGTCAAGCCAGCGATATGCACACGATAGGCAAATCTCAAAGCAAAAATTATCAGATATACGCAAGGGTGTCGAGACAAATAAGGGTGAATCCTATACACTAGCTGATCTTCTCCGGCAAGAGCCTGTTGTCTACGAAACACCTGAGTGGGGGTTTCCTAAAGGTCGTCGCGACCCCTATGAAACCGATATCCAATGTGCATATCGTGAACTCAAAGAAGAAACAAGCATTCTTGAAGATGAATTATGGAAAGTAATGAATATTGCTCCATTCGTGGAAACATTTTATGGATCCAACGACGTTCACTATCGTCATACATACTACATTGCTCAGTATATCGGAAGTCGTAATATTTCATTTGATGCTCTCAATAATGAAATGGTAAAAGAAATTGGATCTCTTGCTTGGAAATCAATGGATGATGCCCTTCTTTTATTGAGACCTGATAATCTTGAGAAACGAGGCATTCTAATTCAGCTTGCAACACTCTTTCGGAATTTCACTCCAATTTATCGCGAAGAGCTCATTGGTATGCCTATGCATCCAATTCAAGATCTAAGCGGTTCTATTGTACACAGTTCTGCGACAAGAACTTCTGAACAAAATCAAAATACAGGAAGAGAACAGCAGGACCTCTATGTCTTTAGAAGCCAGAACCAGAGAAGTGGATCAGTTTGTGGAAGAATGGAAAGATCAAGACGATTTTTCGGAGAGAGACAAACTCATCGCCGAATTCCAGACGTACGCGGCGGACAAGAAGGCGGCCACCATCAGGAGACTACAGGGACTTCAGCCTCAGGAGCCGCCGGCAGTGGTGGCGGGGGCAGTAGTAGTGCCTCAGGCAACAACGGATCGCGAGGACGAGGGAGGTTTATATCCGGATATCGCAGACACCCAGTTTCTTACGAAGTTGCTCCGCAAGAGGGAGATTCGGGAGAGCCTTCAGTCGAAACTAACGAATAGGGACCTTCAAGAAGATTCCTGCAAAACACAGGAATTTGAGTACACTCCTACGCAGCGATTTGTCTCGCAATTTCTGTCGCCGAATACACCCTACAATGGAATGCTTTTGTATCACGGAGTAGGCGTAGGTAAAACGTGCACTGCAGTCTTAACTGCAGAATCATTCTTAGAACTAAGCCCTAAAAATAAGGTTTTTATTCTAGCACCTCCAGCTATTCAGGATGGATTTTATCGGACTATCTTTGATATCAATCGAGTCAAACTAGGAACAGAAGCAGATGATCTGAATGAACACGAGGGATGTACTGGAAATCGCTATCTGGAACTAACTCAGACACAGTACGAGCGTGAAAAGAAAGATATTGAATTTCGTGTGAATAAATTGATCAAGAAACGCTACGCGATTATGGGGTACGTTGCCTTTCGCAATATGGTGCGTGATATTCTAGATCAGATTCCTAAAAATCTTGCACCTGAGCGTAAACTTGTTCAAGAAACCCGCCTACTGCAAAAAGCGCTAAGCGGCTGTCTGATTATTGTAGACGAAGCCCACAATTTGCGCACTGTGAGCGATGAGGCAGATGAAGACGATGATGCAGTAGATGATGCAGATGATGAGAAAAATGATGCATCCGCGGGTAAAAAGCTAACACCTTTTCTTAAGCGCGTATTGAATCTGTGCGAAGGCAATAAGCTTCTACTGATGACTGCAACCCCTATGTACAATAGCTATCTTGAAATTATTAATCTACTTGAGTTCTTGCAAATTGTTGATAAGGTAGAGGAGGATAAGAGAATTCGTAAAAGCGATATACAATTTACAGAAACGGGTGAGTTAACGCCTGCATCTGAACAAAAAATTATTGAAATCTCAAATTCACGCGTCTCGTATATGCGTGGTGAGAATCCAAAGGCATTTCCTGCTCGCCTAGATCCACCTGAGGCGATGAGAGTTCGAACCTGGCCTTCTCAAACACCAAATGGTATTCCATTAACAAATGCACTCGAAAAGCAAAATGCGATGCGTCTACCCCTTGTTAAATGTGAACTCAACGGTGAATCCTTAACGGTTTTGCAAACTGAGACTGACCGTCTTATAAAGGCAAAGGGACTAGGTATTCGTACAATTGATTCTCTTTTGCAAGCCGGCAACTGCATCTTTCCTGGAGCAACGATGGATTCACGCTATGGCAGCCAGGGATTTGGAAATTGGTTTGCGGTTCGTGGTATTCCTGGATCCTTCGAAAGCACACGTCTTTCGACACTACCGCAGTATACGCCTGCAAATGCCGATACAGAATATGGGTGGATGATTAATTCTGAGAGTCATCTCAAACAGTACAGTCCAAAGTTTTTTAATGTGCTCCAAACCATTCAAAAATCGGAAGGTATCTCGTTCGTCTACAGCCGCTTTGTCGAGAACGGCGCGATCATCTTTTGTCTTCTGCTCGAGGCAAACGGATATACTCCGTGGGGGCGATCTGCACCCTTGTTCAGCAAGGGCGCAGTCTCACCTGGAGGTCGTCAATGCTCAAAGTGCAGTCGTAAAGAAGTAGGCCATCCTTCTGATAACCATAAGTTTAGTCCAGCTTTCTATGCGTTGCTGACAGCGAGTGATGTAAAAACTGGCGACAAGCAGTCTCTTCCCTTATCACCCAACAATACTCGGGTTATCCAGGTGGCTCGTGATCCTAGCAATGTAGATGGCGGTAAGATTAAGGTGATTGTTGGCTCACAGGTTGCAGGTGAAGGTCTCGACTTGAAAGCCATTCGGGATGTGCATATCTTGGAAGGCTGGTTTCACTTATCCAAGGAGGAGCAGATTGTAGGTCGCGGTATTCGCTATTGCAGTCATCAAATGCTAAAAGATAAGCGAAAGCATAACTGCACAATTCACTTGTATGTCAATACATTTCCTGCAGCCTTGAACAAGGAAACAATTGATCTGTACTCGTATCGCAAAGCGATGAATAAAGCTGTTCTGGTTGGAAATGTGAGCCGAGCACTCAAGCGTGGTGCTGTAGATTGCAATTTGAATCACGATATCGTTCTCATTTCTGGACTTTCGAAAGTCAAAATGACAACGAGTTTGAACCCTGACAAAGAAATCGAAGTGGATTTGAACGATCGAGACTACACGCCAATCTGCGACTGGTCTACCTGCTCATTCGAGTGCAAGCCATCTGTCCCTGTTGCAACTTTACCTGAAGATACATCTACCTATGATCTATTTGCAGCCCGTTTTATGGAGCATAATTTGATTGCAACACTCAAGCGAATCTTCAAAGAACAGACATTTTACAAATGGGAAGACTTGGCAACACTCTTTTCTGACATTCCTAGACAGACCCTCATCAGCTTATTAATGAGGTCAGTCGATAATCCTTCAATCGTGCTTGAAAATGGAGAATGGCAAGGACATCTTGTACTGCGGAATCATCTTTTTCTGTTTCAACCGACTAGCATTAAGGATCAGTCAATTCCGATTGCCTTGCGATATGGACAGTATCCTGTAAAGCGTGATTCGTATGATCCAATTATTTCAGCACCTGTTGCTGCTCCTCCTGTTGCTGCTAAACCTATAGCTGTAGTACCTCGTCTTCCTTCAGCAGCTGCAGCTGCTACGGTTGCAGGGCCAGCAGCACCTGGACCTGCTGTACCAGATGAAGTACCGCCGCAAGAAGTTCCCGAATTTGTTGCACAAGGCCTCGCTGTAGATCAGCCCGCCCCTGAAAAGGCTGTAATAACACAATTCTGGGCTCTATCCAATCAGTGGATTGATTCGTGGACCGCACCATTTCCTGAAACCATACCGGCCGACTATGACGCAAGCATACTCAAAATTGCAGGGAATGATGCAGATCGCCGTGATAATATCAAAACTCGTCTGACCAAGCTTCAGTGGTGGGCAAAGTCCATTCACTCAGCGGGTCAAGATGCATCTGCAATTGCAGATCTGAAAAAGGCTGCACGGCAATATATTTGGGATCTCTTTCTCAAGCCAACTGAGCAATATCAATTGTTTTCTGAAGACGCACCGTATCTTGAAGAGGCCATTGATCCTGAACAAACCATTCGTGCCGGCGCAGGCCCTTCAGCCATAACAGCCTTCAGATATCTGGATCCTATCAGCCACGAGCCAGTCTATCTGTGCAATGAGGCAGTCTGTCCTCCATCCATTCTCAATGTATTCAAGTCATCCAAAACAGATCCGGTAGTTAATGCAGTCGCTGATCAAACCACTACAGGTGAGATCTATGGAACACTAGTTCCTTGGGAGCGTTCTTACATCTTCAAGACGAATGCACCAAAACCGAAAGGAAAGGAACCTGGTGGCGGCGCAGCGTGTGCCATCGTAAGTACAGTGAGCGGACACAAGAAGAAGTTAGTAGAAATTGGTGATATTCTAGCTCGCTTTAGTGAAGGTAAGCGGTTCGATCTAACCGAAGAACAATTCAAGAGTGGCCGCAAGTTGCAAGGCGCACCGAATTTTTGTGCATTGATGGAGATTGTGTTGCGTTGGATGGATATACGGCGATTAAGATATGGTGGTCTTCGATTCTTTTATCGCCCTCTTTCAGCCTATTACTCAAAACACAAAAGTAAAAAGTAGGGGTCAAAAATTGATATCTAAGGCATATCCACTAGAGTAGTAAGAAGGATGGCAGGAATGGAATCTGAAGCATTCTTTCAAGAAAAAGTCTATCTGACACCTCTCGATCTCCGTTCAGAGATAACCTCGATCGATGTTATCCTGCTGGCTAAGTTGAAGGCGCGTCTAGAGCAAAAGTGTTCCACTCACGGCTACGTGCTACCAGGAACTCTGGAGATCCTAACACGCAGTGCGGGCAGTGTAGACTCTGGACGCTTTTCCGGTGATTGGGCCTTTCTCGTCAAGGCCAAGGGGCGTGTACTTCATCCGCCTGAAGGAACTGAAGTGGAGGTTGAGGTACTCAAGTCAAACAAGATGGGTATTTATGCTGTATATGAGAATGCAATTCGTTTGATGGTTCCTCGTGATCTCCATTTGGGTGATGATGACTTTGATCAGCTTAAGGTGGGTGATCGCATTCGGGTTGAGATTCAGAAGTCTCGCTTTCAGCTCAAGGACCCGTTCATCGTCAGTGTGGGTATCTTCCGGGGCTTATCTGGATCAACGGGTGGTCCACGCCTTGAAGTTTCACCACCGGCCGAAACACTGGCGACAAAGGATACTGAAGAGACACCTCAGGCTGAGGATGATGAAGAAGAAGAGGAAGAAGAGGAAGCTGCGGAAGAGGAGGAAGATGGTCAATAAATCAACAAGTAGAGATGTCTTCTTTAACGAAAGAGGAGTATGAAATACGTAAGCTTTTTTGCAAGGAGATGGAGACATTATCTAGATCCGAACTTGAAGAAATATATAGAATTCTGCGCCGTGAAAATGGTGAATTCAGTGAGAATTCAAATGGAATCTTTTTTGATGTTGGCTCTCTTCCGGCATCTGTGTTTGAAGCACTTGCAAAGTTTGTAGAGTTTTGTAAGTCTAATGCTAAGGATCTTGAGCAAAGAAGTAAGATTATTACTGAGATGGGAATCAAATCTGAGCAGTAAATTTAACTGTACCCAGTCTAACTGTACCCAGTCTAAACCCCTATCGCGTATTTTATGTAATATGGCAAGCGTAGTACCTCAAAGTCTGATCCAGTTGTGTACTTCACACCCGGATCGCACATTTTCAGTTGACAAGTCTCATAAATCTGGTATTCAGAATCAAGCTCTTGATACTCAAGATAAGGCACCTCGATGGGGTCTTACCACCTACACCCTTGAGCCTCGTCATCCTCTCAGCATTTGGCTGACCTTCAAGGATCCGCTCTATCGCGTCTCTCCTCCTCCTCTTCGCCAGCGCCTGCTGCTTGATGCAACCACCGAGTGGCAGCAGCGGTGTGAAACTCTCGATTTTCCTCGCAACTACGGACGAAAGAAGGCACTTGAAGGCTTCGGTTCAATTAAGCCTGAAAGAGATCAGGCTAGAGCAGCACTGATTGCAATGGAGCGCTATGTTTCAGCCGATCAGGCACTTCTCTGGATTCTGTGGAATGACACTAACAAGAAGCTAAGCTTTCTAGATGATAAGGCATTTCCTCGAGAGACTGGCTACACTACAATTTGGATTATGCGTGAGCCGATGATGGATCAGGTATGGGATGCGAGTACCTGGTCTCCTAGCCATCTTGTTCAGTGGATCCAAGATCAGGAGCGTGCAGGCTTTGATGTTGAATGGCCTCAGCCTCATCCGTCTACGTCTGTAAAGACATTATCTGCAGAGTACACTGCGATGGGGCTCAATCCTGCAGGCTTGTCAAAGGATGACCTTCGCAAGAAGGTCGGGCGTGCTAAGGCTATCAAGGTGCTTGGACAGGTGTAGTTACGCCTAACGAGTAGGTACGCCTAACGAGTAGGTACGCCTAACGAGTAGGTACGCCTAACGAGTAGGTACGCCTAACGAGTAGGTACGCCTAACGAGTAGGTACGCCTAAAGTTGAATACCTACCCCAAAACAGAAGG